ATCGTCCTCTGTCTGAAAATACCCATACACCTTTATAGGATTCGCCTCTTGCAACAGAACATTGGGAACATCCGCAACGATTTGCCCCTGCGCATTTTCGTAGGTGTTCACAACCAGCGCCTGTTCTTCTGTTCCGTTGCAGAAATGGATTTGGCAATGCCTGTCAACAAGCAGCTTCTGGTTTAAGTCCCACTGCCAAAAGCACTGTCTGCCATTGTAAATTTCGAACATAGCCGCCACCGCCTTTATCTCCACTTGCCAACGATATAAAAGCTAAACCGGATACCGCTTGTGGTCTCCTTTGCAAAGCCAAAATCAAAGGAGGTGTTGGAAATATTTGTAAAGGTGCAGCTGCCCACCAGAAACTGGGCGTTTTGGGTAGGATTCCATATAATCGCATAATTTGCCGAATAAAACGCAAACGGCAATTCCATCGTTGCGCTTAAAGTTCCGCTGTTGCCGGAGCCGAAAAGCGCATTGTCATTCCAGCATTCCACCACACCGCTTGCCCATTTGCGGTACGTCCAGGAACCTACTCTGCCCTGCTCCATAATGTAGTCCTTACGGAAGCGGTCGCAGATAGCGCCAAAGGCATCTGCCGGCGTGGGATCCTGAATTCCGGGGCACAATTCACCCGCCACCGCGTCCGGCAGAACCGCCGCCTTGCTGTAGGGCGTACCCTCTGTAATCGGGTGATCATCACGGGTCAGCGTAATGGTGAAATTCTCCCCGTTTTGCATTTTCAAAAGTTCTTCCGCGGTTACAACCGCGCTGTATTGTCCGGGCGCGCCCGGCACTCTGTCTGTCATAATTACTCCTCTCCGGCGTATACCTCGCCACTGTATCGAAAATTCTCTTTCACTGTAAGGATTCGTTCCCGCGCCGCCAGCAGCGCCTTTTCGATTTGATTTGCTCCCAAATAATCCAGCGCGTTCATACTCTCCGGTAATGCTGCGTGTATACCAACGGCACTTAAAAGCAGCCGCACATTTTGCAAATACCGCGCCATTTGACTTTCTACCGGCCAATTTGCCGCGTTAAATACGTCAGGCAATCCCCAGTCGGTTTTCACAGACAGCGACAGCTGCACGTCCAGCTGTTTTGCCATTACCGCAAGATTCGCCACAGCCTGCTCTACCCGATTCAAATCCGCGTATCCGTAAGAACCCTTGCTGTTACCCAGCGCTACATCTGCGCTTGTTCTGTCTGTAATCAATTCCATCAGTACACCACCTCCTGCTCACCGGCATACACCTCGCCGCTATAGCGGAATCTTCCCTCCAGAGGTAGTTCTGCGCCTAAAATACATATCTTTGCCTGCTGACTGCCGTGTGTAAAGGTGCTGTCCTTCTCCACCAGATACCCGCCCAGCTTCGTATTCCAGGGGCTGAGCGAAATTGCGTAATGCCCAGCTTTCTGATTCTGCACATTCACCTTTTGAACAAATTCCTGCCGGTACTGCGCCAACGCGTACACCCGTTCCAAAGCCCGCTGGACGTTACCGTTGTGTATTAAAGTCATTGTATGAATGCGCAAAGTATTTGTTTCCTCCTCCGGTGTTGCCGCAGGATTTTCCTTGCTGCAAATCTGCGCCGTGTGGCTATAGGTCTTTGCTAAAACAGTTACCGGACCTGATGCTGAAATGCGCAGATAATTTGCGCCTGTCTCTACCAGCGTTCCTCCTGTAATCTGATAACTGTGGTGAGGCGTTGAAAATGTAAACAGCACATTATGGCCGTACACACCGTGCTGATGCAGCAGTGTAACCACCTTTTCCGAGGGGGTGTAAGTGTGGGCGGACAGCTCCACCCGACCGTACGGCGCATAGGTCGTAGCATTTATATCTGCAAAAATGCTCTCTTTTCCAAAGCTCCCCGCCACACTTTGATTCAGCGGTCTTATAGAATAATTACCGTCTTCCGTTACAAACACCTGCGCTCCTGCAGCAAACATCAGCTGCTGCAGCGCCTTTGCTTTGGTGCAGGCCGGTAAGTAGCCGGATATTTTCTCTCCGCTGAGCAGCGGGTGCAGTATGTAATTGCCGACCCCGAAAATCTGCTTTAGCAGAGAATCCAGCGGCACATTGGTATAGACCCCTCCAAAAAACCGCTCCTCCAGCAGCCCTGCGCCCGCCTCACTGCGGATTGTATAAAAATCGCTTCCCTGCCTGCTGCCGGAACAGATACGGTGGGTCGCAATCAGCTGTCCGTCTTTGAAAAGTTTCAGCTTGTGCCTGTGGGGCAGAAAACGGATATTGTCCTGATTGCGCAGTACCACTTCCATCGTTTCCGGCGTTACGCTGCACAGCAGCGCATCTATTTTGCTCTTATGCCGGACAGAAACCAGTTCTTCTTCGGTAAACTCCTTGTTCTGCCCCAGCTCAATTTTTTGTATTTTGGCAAAGCGGTTTGGTATGTTGGTAGAATAAAGAACAATCTGCACCTGGTCATACCCCTCCACCGCGTGCTGCAAAACCCACTTGGGTCGGTCAGGCGCCGCTACAATCTGGGATACCAGTTGTCCTTCCCGATACCAGCGAATCTGCACCTTACTGCACCACAGCTGCTCTGCGGGGCAAAAGGTAAAGGTGATGCCGGAGGTGGAGATGCTCTGCTCCAGATTGTATTGCAAAACAAGCGGCGTCTTAAAATTCCCCTGCCCGTCCGAGATTTGGCTGCTCCACCACATGCCCTTGGGTGTATCCGGCAATAGCTGTTTACTACCGTCTAATGTCCACTGCCCGCTTTCCAGCGTTGCGTATGACAAATCCTTTGCGCCAACAACTGTATCCCTGGCAGCAGAAAAGGGCTGCTGCCCCTGACTGCTTGCCGTGATTTCCCCAATTTCCGGCACATCTAAACAGTATACTGATAGGCTCATACTTCCTCCATCGGGCGCAGCGCGTGAAAGCGTACGCACACTTCTCCCCATTGGTTTTCCCTATCACCGGTATACATCAAAGGCTGTTCTGCTTCCGTGATATACATTTTCTGGGTCAGCGTACTCTGCCCGTAGGGGAACGTGCAAATATGGCTGACCACCGGTCTGGAAACCGCTGACCAAAAGCGGTCCAAATCCTCGTAGCAGCCCTCTCTTGCGCGCAGAGTCATTGTGTAGTGATACAAGGTGCCCACCGGCTCCCGATACATCGTTCCGTCCATTGTTCTGCCGGTGTGGGCAGTATCCAGCACCGCAAAGCCCCGCGTTAGCTTTATAACCTCCAGATTATACGCGTTGCCATCAAGCAAAAACACGCTTTTCTCGTTCATTCCCCAATCCCTCCTTTGCTTTTAGTAGTACTTTACAAAATCTGCTGTCAGCTGGAGGGCATAACGGGCAGCGCCGTTTTTGCTGACGGATTCCAGCCTGCCGCTGTGGGCGCAAAGCCGTTCTTTCGAGGGTACATCGCCAAAAGCAGGTGCCCGACCCTGGGCGCTTTCCCGCTGTACCCACTGCTGAAAATCCAGCAGCCACGCGGCGAATGCTTCCTGCTTCTGCGGCGCGGCAACCAACCTGTAGAGCGTAAATGTGTGCCGGTTTTCCGCGGTTGCATTACCCCGCACGTCCTGGGTCCGGTTTCTTTCCTGTAAGCCGGTAACATACAGCCCCCAGTTGCCCGCAACGCCATCGGTATAATCTACGAACAGCTCCCCGTTTGTATCCCACCCGGGATACTGCTGCAGCCAGTTTTTCATTTTCTGTAAATCCGTCATCGTTTCTCTCCTGCTTCCGTATGGCACATAACACCATCTTGATAGAAAGGCTGCGCATAACCGACCTGCACCAGTCCGTCTACGCAGGACGGAATAAAATCCGCCCATTGGGCCGCTGTTACCAGCGGCCCAATCCCTCCCATAATCCGATCTCCGACGAATACCTGCTGGCTTGCACCGGGTACAATCAGCAAAAACCGCCGCAGAATCTGCGCTCCCATAAGACCCGTCTGCTGCTCCTCCTGTACAGAAAAGCTGCAGTTGGAGATAACCTGTCTGTGTACCTGCCCATCTTGCATACGGTATACCGTTACTGTCTGCTGACACAGTCCATAAGCGGAATTCACAGGCTCACCCCCCGGTAAATATCCAGATATACGCAGGCCTGTTGATACAGCTCCTGCCACAGTGCCTTGTGGGTCTGCTTTCCGGATTCATAGCTGACCGAAACGCTTCCCACTCTGGAAGACACCACGCCTGAGCGCCGTTTGCTGTAGGCGTACAGGGTTTCCACCATTGCGCACAGCGCCATCTTGCGGCTATCCTCGCCACCGGAAACCTGATAGCTGCGCTCAATTTTCTCAAGCGCGGCATTTGCCTGCACCAGCAGTGCCGGAAACATTTGTTCCGGCACTGCGCTGCCCAGATAGGTATTCACATAAAAATCATAATCTGCCATAGGCATTACGCGCTGATGGCAATATCCTTCAGCACAGCTGCCTTCAGGGTATTCTTCAGCGCCACACCGGCAACCAGCTCCACCTCACCGGTCTTCACTGCGCCGGGGGCGTTCAGGTCGGGCATATAGCTGGTGATTACCGCATCGCCCATAGGAGAAATGCCGTGGAAGCCGTCCAGACCCAGAGATACGGCGTAAATGGCAGTTTTGCCGTTTTCATCGGTTTCCACTACGTTTTCAGTGGTAGCGCCGTTGTAATACTTGCCCATATCCACCATAGGAATACCGGCGTAAGTTTCCACAGTCCGGCCGAAGTCGTCCTGACTGCGCTCATAGTAACCGGCGCGGCGGGCGATGGAGCGCAGCTTCACCAGCATATCTCTGTTCATCAGCAGCAGAGAGGGTGTGCCGTCCAGCAGGCTCAGGAAGCTGTCCATTTCGTCCAGAAATGCGTTGTAGTTTTCGTCCAGTTCTGCAGAAGTGGTCAGGCTGACCTGGCTGGTTACCTCATTGGCAGTGCCAGCCAGCAGCTTCTTCAGACCGTCGAAGGTGCCGGAGTCTGCAGTACCGTTGATTGCCAGATTGTGGAAGTAATTGGCGGTTGCCTTAATCTTCTGCTCTGCCTGGAAGGCCACCTCATCGGCAGCGCCGGAGGTGTTCTGCAGCACACGGTCAATCTGGAATGCGCCGCCCATAATAATTGCATTGGTGGTCTTCTTCTCCCGCTTTGCTTCACCGGGAGTGTACTCCGCGCCCACAGTACGCACCGAGGCGGTAGCGGGTGTTTTCAGCTGAATGTAGCCGTAGGTCAGAGTGCTGCCGCCGGTGCCGGGAGAGATGACGTTATCGAAGGTCATCTGGTCCAGCAGCAAGGAGCTGCGACGGAACATATCCACAATCTGCTGATCCACGCGGTCAGCCATACCTACCTTTGCTTCTGCTAATGTAATTGCCATAATTAAATTTCCTCACTTTCTTATCTGTTGATTTCAAATCGTTCTCGTAATGCGCCGGCCAAAGTGGTCGGCGTCTGATTGGGAGCGCCGGTTTGCGCTCCTGTGCCGCTGGCGTAAGCCGGAGGCACCTGCGGCTGGGTAAACAGATATTCATTTTCCTTCTTCAGTTCCTCCAATGCCTGTTTCACAGCCGCCTGGGGATTTGCATCAGATCGCAGACTTTCCATATCCAGCAGCGCAGAAATCGCCTTGGCATTTCTGCCGCCGGCATTGGCAATTTCCATCTGTAACGCATTGTCAAACCGGATTTCGTCCATCTGCTGCTGATGCTGATTGACTGCCTGGTTATACTTTTCCTGCCAGACTTTGCCCGATTGAATGTCTTTGCCGTTTTCTTCCATAATGGCATCAATCACTTCTTTGGGCAGGGGCTGGTCGCCCACACGCAAATTTTGTAAAAACTCTCGCTTCATTTTATCCTTTCTGCCGCTACGCTTTTTACAAGGTCGCCTCTTGCCGCGGCTGGTCCGATTACGCCCGACCCCGGCGAAATTATATATAAAAAAGCGCCCAAAGGACGCTTTATGGCATAAACTTGCGGCGTACTGCCTCTATTTGCTCCGGTGTTTCCACCTCCAAACCGAATCGCCAGCCCAACGCCAGCTCCGGTTTCAAAAGACCGGCCTGTACCAACACCAGATTGCTCTGCATGATCTTCTCCTCGTCGTACAGTACGCCGTTGCCCCAGTCAATGCACAGCCGGTCTGTCTGGGGTACAGGCAGCCGGTACAGCTGCGCCAGTTTTGCGCATAATTGCACTGTCTGCTTTACCGCGTCGGTCCACATCTGCTGCAGCTCCAGTACCGTCAGCTGGAAATCGCTGACAGAGGAGGCAATTTCTGTGGCTGTCCGTTCCTCTACATTGGCATCAGACAGCATACCCCGCCGCAGACCGATAATACTTTCCACGTTA